CCGGTGGTAGTGGCCTAGGTTATGCAGAACCATTATATAAAGAAATGTTTGAGACTCCCAACACAAAACCGAAATATCAGTACTCTCTCCCGATTCTGGGTCCAATAGATTATGAAAATATACAATTGGATACTAACTTGTTGATGTTTGGCACTGTTGATAATAAATATGCACATGTGGAATCCGGAAAAACAAAGATTGTGCCGTCAGTCTTGCACAATAAGGTATACCCCGTTATGACTGAACCAAATCCATTATTGCCTGGAGATCCGAGGCAACCAGAGGGCTCTCACCCCCTGCGTGATGGATGTAATAAACATGGAGAAGGATATTCTGTCCCATTCCATGTGGATCTAATAAAGGCTGTTTCCCATGATAACCGACTCGTTTTATTGAATAAAGTTCGAAATCCATTAGCTACCATTCGTAAATTAGAGCTGGAAGAGGCGATCTGTGGGACAACAAACATTCCCCATTGTGAAGCATTGAATTGGCGATCATCAGAAGGTTTTCCATTTTCATCACTTAGACCTAATCATGCTAATAATAAGAAGTATCTTTTCGATCTTGAAGAAACATCTGATGGATACAAACTTCTTGGTTTAGCTCCACAATTGGAAAAGATGCTTACAATGCGCGAGAAATGTAGGAGAGAGAAATTCTGCATGCCACCGATTTACGTAGATTGCCTCAAAGATTATCGACTCCCGCCTGCAAAATGTGCTATACCCGGAAAAACAAGAATATTTTCCATAGCTCCTGTGCAAGTAACAATAGATTTGCGACGATATATGGGATTATTTCTCTCAGGATATCGGAGCGCTTCAGTAGTAGCTCAACATGGTATTGGCATCAATGTAGATTCAATTGAATGGACTAAACTTGCTAATTATTTGTTAGAGGTTGGCGATAATATTGTCACTGGCGATTACCATAATTTCGGACCAACGTTATCATCTCAGATAGTGTGTGCTTGTATTGAGGACATTCTGTATTGGCACGAAATGAATGGAGCTGATCAAGAACATCTTGATGATCTGCAATACATTCTTGAGAATGAGATCGCCAACCCCTTCCATTTATGCGGCAATGTCGTATATCAAACCCTGAACGGGATAGCTAGTGGTAGTCCTATAACAGCTGAGCTTAACTCAGAAGTTAATAAATATTATATTAAATTAGCTTTTTTAAAATTAGTTCATCAAAACGACTTTCCGTTCACCCTCACAGACTTTAATGCTAAAGTTCGACTCGTTACCTACGGTGATGATTTCATCATGTCTGTGCATGATGATTTCATCTCGTGGTTTAACTGCAGCACAATATCAGCTGTTCTCCGTCCTCAAGGGATATTGTTGACGGATGTCGAAAAAGGAGCAGAAATAACACCGTTCCGACCTTTAGCATTTTCGACTTTCCTTAAGCGAGGTTTTAAACCTCACCCTTCACGCGCTGGTGTGTACCTAGCACCCATTGAAGAACAATCAATAACCGAGTGCGTGAATTGGTGTCATCGTCAAACAGACATCCAAGCGGCAACTCAAGAAGTTGTGCGCGCGTCGTGTGTACTCGCTTTTGGGCGAGGACCAAAATATTATAAACAACACACGCGCAAGCTTCACGAGGCGTCCCTTAAGGTCGGTCTCGAGATCGAGTATCCCACGTGGGGTGAACTCGATAAAAACAATTTCGGGTAATATAAGAATATTATTCACTAGCAGCAGCACGATAGGTACGTGTGAGCAGGACCTAGGTTCAACAAGATCCCCTTTAGGCGAAGAGGAAGTCCTACTAGTTAAGGGCCTTTAGCGAGTGGCAACACTTGGGCTAGCTGTGTTGACTCCTGAACTTACACTAACGGCTGTGTAGTGTGTTTGCGAGCTAGAATTAAAATTTAGAGATATCTCGTCAGTAGGGTCGAATATCCCCCCCCCTATTGTCTAAGTTTTTTAAATTTGCAACCCAATTTAATTTTACGTTA